CTGCTTCTTTTTACCCCGAAAACGCCTCAACAAGTCATTATCGGCTCGAATCGGATGAGAACCAGTCATGACGACTCAAAACGGCTCTATCGGGCTTACATCGGCTGAGGTAGGGGTAACAGAACCGCGTAAAGGCTCTCAAGTGCCTAGAATCCGTTCCAAGCCTTCTGATTTACCCACTCGGGGCGATGAAATGATTCAGTTCTGCAAAGATATTGGGTTTCCATTGCTTCCATGGCAAGAAGATTTAGCCCGAGACTGCCTTCGATATAAACCAGATGGCAGGTGGTTGCATCCCCTAATTGGCATCATGCTTCCGAGACAGCAAGGTAAATCGACCTTCATGGCGCTTCGAATTCTTTTTGGGATTTACATACTTGGCGAGAAAATGCACTTGGCTACAGCTCATAAGTTAACTACCTCAAGCGAAATCTTCTACAAGGTAAGCCAGATGATAGAGAACTCCCAAGTTCTACTCGACGGCTTTGCTAAGAAGTACGAATCTAAAGGATCGCAGGAGATTCGCTTTAAGAATGGCGCCCGTTATTTAATCCGAGCAGGTAACTCAGCGGCTCGAGGTATCGCAGCACCCGACGTAATCCACATCGACGAATTGCGTGAATTCGACACCGAAGATGTCTGGAGTTCGATGCGATTTACTCAGATGAGTAATCCCAATCCTCAGAGTTATGTTTATTCAAACGCAGGTCATGCGAACTCAGTTCTATTGCTCAAGTTCCGAGAGCGAGGACTTGCAGCAGCTGAAGGAGCAGACGATTCAATTGGTTGGTTCGAATGGAGCGCCGAACCAGGTGCGGATATCACAGACAAGGACGCTTGGTATCAATCGAACCCAAGCCTTGGCTGGACAGTACATGAAGACAATATCAAGGACAGTCTTTCGGATCGTGAAGATATTTTCCGCACCGAGGTATTGTGTCAATTTGTAAGCATGATTAACCCAGTTATCTCAGAAGCTGAATGGAAAAAATGTAAGGCAGAAGTTCCTCAGTTATCGACTGAGAAAGATACTTGGATGGCTATTGACCTTAGCCCAGACCGAAAGCATGGATCACTTGTCGCTGGGCAACGTCTGGACGGCGATAAGTTTATGGTTAGCCTTCTTCATACTTGGTTTAACCCAGTTAACCTCGATGATAAAGAGATGGCTAACGACATTGCCTTCTGGGTGCGTAAGTTTCCAGTAAATAACTTGGCTTATAGCAAGTCAACGGCTTCAGCAGTTGCAGCTCGATTAGCGCCAGCAGGAATCCCGATTTATGAAATTGCAAATCAGGAATATCAACAAAGTTGCGACGAATTCGTCTCGGCGGTTTCGTCAGCCAGACTCCAGCATTCGGATCAAGAGGAACTCACTAAGCAAGTTCTTAGCGCCGTTAAGTTACAGCGAGGCGATGGCGGTTGGGTTATGGGACGTAAGCAGAGTGGCATAGTTTGCGGAGCAGTTGCTTCGGCGATGGTTACTCACTTTGCGACACGCGCTGAATCTGAAGTAGACATTCAGATAGGTTAATGTCTAGACAATAGCGTATAATATGTCCAATGGGAATTCGGGACATCTTCAACACTTCTAAGCCAATCGCTGAGATTACAGTCGATGCGGCTTCTACTCCAGCGCCGTTTAATAATACTGCGTCATTTAATCCTTTCGTTTTTACTCAATCCGTTGCAACTCGTCAGCAGGCGATGGCAGTCCCAACCATCGCACGGGCTCGCAATATCATCTGCTCAACACTTGCCTCACTTCCACTTGAGCAGTATTCAAAGCTCGATGGTTCACACATGACAACTCCAGCAGTTATCAATCAGCCAGACCCACGCGTTCCAGGCTCTGCTATCTACGCATGGCTCGCGGAAGACCTCCTCTTCCACGGAATCGGATATGGTCAAGTCCTTGAGCAGTATGGAGATACGGGCAGAGTTCGTTCATGGACTCGCGTTGCTCCTGATCGTGTAACACCTAAACTTAATTCTCTTCAAACTGAAATCATCGGTTACCAGGTAGATGGTTCAGTAGTTCCAACTCAAGGAGTCGGTTCTCTTGTAGTTTTCTACGGTCTCGATGAAGGCGTACTCAATCGCGCAGGTCGCACAATTCGTGCAGCTCATGCGTTAGAACAAGCCGCTGAAACTTTTGCTAAAGAGCCAGTCCCACTTCAGGTTCTTAAGTCCAACGGCACTAATCTTCCAGCAGAGCGAATCTCAAAGCTTCTCGAATCTTGGAGAACTGCTCGCCTTACAAAATCAACAGCGTTTCTTAATGCTGACGTTGAATTGCAGGCGTTGGGCATCGATCCAGCCAAATTACAGCTGAACGAGGCTCGTCAGTACGTCGCTCTGGAATTGGCTCGCGCCTGCAACCTTCCTGCATATTTCGTGAGTGCTGAAACTACTTCAATGACTTATAGCAATAGCGTTTCGGAACGTCGTTCGCTTATCGACTTTTCAATGAAGCCAATTCTTGCTGCTATTGAACAGCGCCTTTCGATGCCGGACTTTTGCCCGTCAACTGGAGAGATTCGTTTCTCACTTGATGATTTCTTGCGTTCAGATGCTCTTCAGCGTGCTCAAGTTTATGAAATTCTTAATCGTATTGGCGCTATGAGCGTTAAGCAGATTCAAGAAGAAGAAGACCTGATTGACAATAAGGAGAATATGTAATGAAGATAACCATGCCAGTTGCTATTACAGCAGCGGATGCAGAATCTCGAATCATCGCAGGTCGCATCGTTTCATGGAACGCAGAAGGTAACACTTCAGCAGGACGCACAATGTTCAAGCCAGATTCAATTACTATGGCTAAGAATACGAAGCTAGTCCTTCAGCACGATACAACTAGACCGCTCGGAAAACTCATGAGCTGGGAAGCAGATGCTTCAGGCATTACAGCAGAATTTAAGATTGCTAAGACAACAGCAGGCAACGACGCACTCGAGGAAGCTGCAACTGGGCTTCGTTCTGATTTCAGCGTTGGCGTCGATGTCCAGGCTTGGGATAACCAAGATGGCGTAATGGCTATTAGTGCTTCTGATCTAGTAGAAGTCAGCCTCGTCACAGATGGCGCAATTCCAGGAGCCGAGGTCGCCAAGGTCGCGGCTGAGGACACACAAGTTTCTGAGACAACTCAGGAAGAAACACAATCAACCACAGAAGGAGAACAAGTGTCAGACACTACCGTTCCAGAAGTTGCTCCTGCCGCAGAAACGGTAGAGGCTGCAAAGGTTGAAGTTAAGGCTGCAACAGCACCTTACATTTCAACAACTGTTCGTAACCCAATCGTTGATAAGGCTTCTTATCTCGAGCACTCAGTTCGTGCAAAGCTTGGTTCAGAAGAATCTCGTATGTATGTTGCAGCAGCAGCAGACACAACAGATAACGCTGGCCTCGTCCCAACACGTCAACTAACAGAAGTCATTAACGGAATCTCAAACGCAGACCGTCCGTCAATCGACTCAATCTCACGCGGCACTCTTCCAGATGCAGGCATGACATTCGAAATTCCTAAGATCACAGTTGCTCCAACAGTTGCAATCGCAGCTGAAGGCGGAACTCCTTCAGAGACAGACCAGAACGCAGCGTTTGTTTCTGTTGATGTTAAGAAGTTCATCGGACAGCAAACATTCTCACTCGAGCTTCTAGACCGCTCATCACCAGCGTTCTTCGCAGAACTCGTACGCCAGATGGAATACGCATACGCAAAGGCTACAGATAAGGCAGTTTCAGATGCTCTTATCGCAGGCGGAACAGACGGCGGAAACCGTACAGTTTCAGCTGCAAACATCGCTGACTTCGTATCAGATGCAGCAGTTTCTATCTACAAGGGAACACTTGGATTCGCTGAGAACATCATCGTTTCTCCAGAACAATGGGGTAACTTGATGGGACTCGTCGATGGTTCAAACCGTCCAGTATTCCAGCAGACAATCAACCCACAGAACGCAGGCGGAACACTTACTGCAACAGCAGTTCGCGGAAACCTCCTCGGTCTTAACCTTCGCGTTGATCGTCAGCTCACAACAGGCTCAGGCGTAGGCGATAACACAATGCTTATCGTTAACCCAGATTCATACACATGGTACGAATCACCACGCCTATCACTCCAGACAAACCTCATCTCAACAGGTCAGGTTCAGGTCGGTTACTACGGCTACGGCGCAGTTGCTACCAAGCTTGGTGCAGGCGCTTACCGCTGGATGGTTGCATAAACCCAAACTAATCATGGGGGGGCGGATGCTCCCGTTCGCTCCCCCAGCCGTTTAATAGAGAGGATGTAGAAATGGCTTCAATCGTCACAGTAGCGGAACTAAGGTCTATCCTTGGCGTTTCTACATCCCTTTATAACGATACATATTTAACAGACGTAATCGATACAGCAGAAGCAGTTATTTTGCCTATGCTCGTTAAGTATGCAAACTCAATCGATGCTGTAGAGCTCGAAGCAAACGTAGCAATTTATAAGACTGTCGGACAGAACGACTTTTCAGCGGGTCAGAGCGTAGTCATCACAGGATGCGGCTCCCCATTTAACGGAACTTTCACAATCTCAGATTCTTATGATGATCTCTTTACTGTAGCAATTACTAATGCAGATATTACTCCTAAGCAGGTTATCCCTTCAGGCTTGGCAACTCTTTCAGGCGCTTCAACTTATGTCGGAGTCAGCGCAGTAGAGTCAGCAGTCTTAGCCGTATCAGTAGAGGTCTTCCAATCTCGTATCGCTCCAGGCGGTCAAATCGAAGGAATCGACTTTACAAACGTAAGCCCCTATCGTCTCGGGCGCAGTCTTTTTAACCGTGTATCAGGACTCTTAGGGGCATACATCGACACCGATTCAATGGTGCAATAATGACAGCTCCAAGCACAATCTTAGACACAGTAAGAACACCTTTAGCCAACGCTTTTGCTAACGTAGCAGGCAACGTCTACGCATACGTTCCTGAAGCACCTATGGTTCCTTTCGTGGTTACAGTTCCGGACTCTCCTTATCTCGAATTAGAGACAATCGGCAAGACAACACTTCATACTAAAATTAATCTTGTTATCTCAGTCGCAGTTGCATATAACAGCAACCCTGCATCGCTCGACAACCTCGAGCAGCTCGTCATAAGTGTTCTGAAGGTGATCCCAAACGGATACACAATCGGAGCGGTTGAAAAACCAACGGTTACTCAGGTCGGGCCATCTAATGTGCTGGTCGCAGATATCAGAGTTTCTACCTACTACACACAAACAAACTAAGGATAAATAATGGCAACCACAGTAATCACAGGTCGCGATATTTCTCTATCTTTCACAGGTGGAACAGATATCGAAGCCCAGGCTCTTTCAGCAGTTCTTACTAAGACAAACCTTCGCGAGACATACCAAACTCTCGATGGCGAAGCTTATAAGACCACAAACACAGAGGCTTCATTCGCTCTTTCAATGCTCGCTGACTGGGGTAAGACTTCTTCAGTATGCGAAGCTCTTTGGGCAGCAGCAGAAGCACCAGATACAACAATTTCAGTAACACTTACAGCTGCAACAGGCGCTCAGTTCGTGTTCCCAATTCTTCCTGAATTCCCAACAGCAGGAGGCGCTGGAACAGACGCACAGACTGTAGACTTTACATTCAAGGTCGCAAACGGAACTGTCACAGAGACATTCAGCTAAAAAGTAGAAACGGGAGCAAACAATGCAACAACTAATAACAATTAAATATATCGATGGAACCGAAACCTCTTACCAGGTTCGACCACCAGATTACGCCCGCTGGGAGATGACAACTAAAAAGGTTATCTCTCAGTTCGGCGGAATGTGGGACATTCTTTATGTAGCACACAGCGCCATGAAGCGTGAAGCAGGCGGAAAGCCAACCAAGACACTTGATGTCTGGATGGAATCAGTCGCAGATGTCGAGGTAGGTGGGGACGACCCAAAAGTCATCCAAGAGGAAGCGTAAGCCGACTCTTAGTTGAACTGGCATTAGCCACACAGATTCCTATGGATCATTGGGAAACTGCCGAAGATATTCTTACAGCGATTGAAATACTAGAGGAGCGTAATCGTGGCAGATGAATTAGTTGCCTTCGATAAGACGGAACTCCGCATGGTATTCAAAGCTCTAAAGAATATGGGTGAAGAAGCCAACGAAGAAGCCAAGCGTCAATCAGGCGCTTTGGCTGAATTCGCTAGAGCAGAAGTTATCCAAACTGCAAACAATCTTCAGAGCCGTAAGGTCGCTGGAAGAATTGCAGATGGTTCAAGGGTCAAGAAGTCAAGCCGCATTGGTGAGATTACTTATGGATTCGCTTCTCAGAAGTTCTCTGGTGGTGCAACCACTAAAGATATCTGGGGTGGTTCAGAATTCGGATCTAACAAGTTTAAGCAGTTCCCCATATGGTCAGGTCGTCAAGGACGTGGCTCTAAGGGTTGGTTCATTTATCCAACGCTTCGCAGGATTCAACCTGAAATCGTTGCTCGATGGACTGAATCATTCGATAAGGTTTTGAAGGAGTGGGGCTAATGGCAACAGGTACAAGAGCGTTAACGCTCAAGCTTCTTGCTGATGTCGATAACTTCACTAAGAATCTTGATAAGGCAGATAAAGATGTTGCCACTTTTGGCGATAAGGTTACAGACTTTGGCAAGAAAGCAGGATTAGCCTTTGCCGCTGCTGGAGCCGCTGCTCTTGCCTATGCTGGAAAGTTAGCAATTGATGGCGTTAAGTCAGCCATTGAAGATGCCGCTGCTCAGACCAAACTGGCTCTTACTCTTAAGAACGTAACTGGCGCTACAGATGACCAGATAGCCGCAACCGAAGATTACATAACTAAGACATCTTTAGCCTTTGGTGTTACAGATGATGACCTACGTCCATCCCTAGAACGCCTTGCAAGGGCTACTGGAGATGTCGAGAAGGCTCAGAAGCTACAGACAGTTGCAATCGATGTTGCGGCAGGCTCAGGCAAGTCTCTAGAGGCTGTAACTAATGCTATGGCTAAGGCTGCTGAAGGCAATACTGCCTCACTTGCTAAATTAGGCATTGGGCTTACTTCTGCTCAACTGAAGACCATGAGCATGGATCAGATAACCGCTCAACTTGCCTCGACCTTTGAGAACCAAGCTTCAGCCAAGGCAGATACATTCCAGGGCAAGTTAACACGCCTTCAAGTCGCCTTCGATGAAGGCAAGGAAACAGTCGGTAAATATATTCTTGATGCCATTACCCCAATGGTTGAAATTGTGGTTAATAAGGTGATTCCAGCGATTCAAGATTTTACAAGCAATCTTGGTGAGAAGCTTCAACCAGTTATGAAGATTATCCAACCAATTATTAATGGCTTGCGATCAGCATTTAACTCAGTAAAAGATTCGCTGGCTGAGAACAATGACGAACTTCAGCCTTTCTATGGTTTCATGAAGTCTATTTATAATTTTGTGAAAGATTATCTAGCACCCGCTATTGGCACACTTTTGGGTAAGGCTTTTGAGGCATTGGGTAAAATCATTGCAGGCATTATCGATACCTTTGCTGACTTCGTTGAGAAAATTACCAAGATTTATAACGCAATTAAGGGCATCATTGACGCCATCAAGGGCGCTGGTTCCGCTGTAGGAAACTTCTTCTCTAAAGCTTCTTTTGAGACTGGAGCCACTTCCCCTGCTGCTGCTACTTATACGGCGCCTTCGATGCCTTCTGACGGCATGATTTCATACAACCCTATGACTGGACTCAATTACAACCCTAACGCTGGGACTACTAACATCACAGTTAATGGGGCTATTGATCCTGAATCTACTGCCCGACAAATCGTAGGACTTCTCAACGATTCCTCAGCTCGAGGAACCGTAGGCGCTTCAGGATTAATCTTTGCATGACAGCCTGGACTCCGACCTATAAGGTTCTAGTTAATAGCGTTGAGATAACCGACGTAGTTGTTGCCAACCTGACAATTACTTCAGGGCGTACTGATATCTATGTTCAACCCGTGGCTGGCTATTGTCAATTACAGCTTCTTAACCTTAATAACTCAAGTTATAACTTTACTGTTGGAACTTCGATAACCGTTGAAGTAACCAATTCTTCGGGAACTTATGTTCCCATTTTTGGCGGTACTATCTCAGATTTCACCATTGCGGTTAATCGCGCTGGAAGTATTGGCTACACGACTACGGCGACTATTACCGCTCTGGGTGCTTTATCTAAATTGCCTAAGATTATCGATGCTGGAATTTTGTCTAGCGATCAAGATGGTGACCAGATTTACACCCTGCTTTCTGGCTATCTCCTAGGACAATGGAATGAAGTCCCTGCATCTGAAACTTGGGCTGCTTATAACCCTACTGAAACTTGGGCTAACGCCGTTAATCTTGGGTTAGGTGAAATTGACCGTCCAGGCGATTATGAGATGATCGCCCGTTCTTCAAGCGATACTGACCTTTATTCCCTTTGCGCTGAAATCGCCAATTCTGCTTTTGGCTATCTTTATGAAGACGCAAACGGCAATATCGGTTATGCAGATTCAACACATCGTCAAGATTATTTATCAGCTAATGGCTACACCACTTTGGACGCCAATCATGCCAATGGCATTGGTCTAGCATCGACTACTCGCGCTGGAGATTTAAGAAACTATTTCCATATCAATTATGGTAATACAGGTTCGGGTCAATATACCGCGCAGGATGCAACCAGCCAGTCTCTTTATGGCGTTTATGCTGAATCCTTTACTTCGCGGATTAAAAACACTAGCGACGCACAATCATTGGCTAACCGCTACATTTCTTTAAGAGCTTATCCCTATGCTAAATTCCAAGCAATAACCTTTGTCCTTGGTAATCCAGAAATAGATAATTCAGATCGTGATGCTTTAATCAATATCTTCATGGGTCAACCTGTATGGATTCAGAATCTGCCGCCTAACATCACAGGCGGCTCATTTCAGGGTTATATCGAGGGCTGGACATTCAGAGCATCTCTTAACAATCTCAGCGTGACTTTCAATGCATCTCCTGTGAACTTCAGCCAAGTTGCGGTAAAATGGGAACAGGTAAATGCAGCGGAAAAATGGAACACAATTAACACCAGCCTAACCTGGCTTGATGCGATAGGAGTAGTAGCGTAATGGCAACAACAACCACTAACTTTGGATGGGATATCCCCCAGTCCACAGACCTAGTAAAGGATGGCGCTACCGCTATTGCTGCACTTGGTCAGGATATCGATACTGCCCTAGTTGACCTCAAAGGCGGTACTACTGGTCAGGTATTGGCCAAGGCTTCAGGTACTGATTTAGATTTCAGTTGGGTGGCACAGGACGATTCCAACGCTATCCAGAACGCTATTGTCGATGCTAAGGGTGATCTTATTGGGGCAACTGCCGCTGATACTCCAGCTCGTTTAGCAGTAGGCACAAATGGTCAGGTTCTTACCGCAGATTCGACCGCTGCAACTGGCTTGGCTTGGGCAACACCTGCAAGTGGCGGAACTACGATTTTAATCGTTCAAGACCAAAAAGCACAAGACACCCACGGTGGCACATCGACACAGGGAGTCAATACAAGAACTTTAAACACCGTTGTAGCAAACACAATTAGTGGTGCAAGTTTGTCTTCTAATCAAATTACTTTACCCGCTGGAACTTACAGAATTTCGGGCGGTGCGCCTTACTATGCAGGTTCAGAGGCGCGAGCTTATTTGTATAACACGACAGATTCAGCGATTACAGTTTCAGGTTCAAGCGAGTTCAATCAAACTACTATCGGCGCAACTCTAAGGTGTTACATAGACGGTCGATTTACAATCTCTGGCACAAAGGTATTTGAACTTCGACAGGTAATCAGAGGCGCATCTGTTGCTACTTTTGGGCTTGGTCGTGCGGTAAATAGTTCAAGCGCACCTACCGAATTGTATTCCACCCTTACAATTGAGAAAGAGTAATTAAATGAAATATGTAATCAAGAATGCAGAAGGAATTGCTATTCTTTGGGCAAATGACGATACGGTTACTGAACTTCCAGAAGGAGCAGTCGAGCTTACAGATGCAGAATGGGATAACAGAGTATTAACTCCGACTGAAGAAGAAGTAATCGCTTCAGAATCTTTACGCCAAGCTGAAGCAGAAGCGGCAGCAAATCTTGCAAAGTCTAAGAACGAATTATTAGAGCGTCTAGGAATTACGGCAGAAGAAGCCAAACTCCTACTGGCATGACTCCCAAACTGTGCAAAGCAGGGCAACAGTTAAGGCTTCAAGTCGATGATAGTTACCCAGATAGAGATCGCACCTCAGACGGTTGGATTGGCGACACTCGTCATTCGGCACGTCCTTCTGACCACAATCCTGATGCAACAGGTATCGTCAGAGCGATTGATATTGACAGGGATTTATCTGGTAAGGCGAAGCCCGACCTCATGCCTGACCTTGCAGATCAATTACGACTCTGCGCTAAACGTGGCGATAAAAGAATCTCTTATGTCATCTTTAACGGAAGAATCGCATCGTCTAAAAAGGCTTGGGCTTGGCGTCCTTATGATGGGATTAATAAGCACAATCATCATTGCCATATCAGCTTTACCAAGAAGGGCGATGCAGATGGCTCGTTCTTTAATATACCCATGATAGGTGGAACCGTATGAACATGAAGCATCCAGCAATCGTCTCAGTTGGAGCGTTCCTCGCAGTCTGGGGAACTACTTCTAATTTCGACCTCAACTACCGCTCTATCTTGGGCGCAGTAGTCGCTGGCGTATTCGGTTACGCAACCCCGAAGAAGTGACAGCGCAGGATTTCGCAGCTATTGCCGTTGCGATTATTACAGTTCTTGGCGGCGTTGCAGCTTATGTTCAGTTCATGATTAAGCACTATTTATCTGAACTTAAGCCAAACTCGGGCTCTAGCATTAAAGATCAAGTAAGTAGATTAGAAGCGCGTGTCGATACGATTATCGACCTGTTAGGTAAGTAACACTTATCTCATGGCGAAGAAAAGACCAGTCATAGATCTTGATACTTATAACGCTCTGGACGCTTACTGTATTGCTCTTAATGAGTATTACAAATCCCTAAGAAAAGCAGGCTTCACAGAGACTCATGCCTTTTGGCTTTTATCAGATCGTGAAACTTTTCCGGACTGGATTATTCCTAACCTGCCTAATCGAATCGATAACATCCCCTACGAGGACGACGACGAGGATTAATGAAAAGAATCGTTATTCTGAGCGACCTACAAGTTCCTTTCGAGGACGTACACGTCACTCAGAACATAGCAAGATTCCTACAGAAGTTTAAGCCAGACCAGACGGTTACTATTGGTGACGAAATTGACTTCCAGACAATCTCTAAATGGAGTGAGGGAACCCCTCAAGCCTACGAGCAGAGTCTTGGCGATGATCGTGACAGATGCGTCGAACTCCTCTGGGAGTTGGGTGTTACTGACTGCATCCGAAGCAACCACACAGATAGACTTTATAACGTCATCATGAAGAAGATTCCATCGTTTCTTAGCCTTCCAGAGCTGAGATTCGAGAAGTTTATGAAGTTCGATGAACTAGGAATCACCTTCCATAAGAACCCAATGCCTATCGCTCCTGGCTGGATAGCCGTTCACGGCGACCATACGCCTATCAAGAACCTAGGAGGACTTTCAGCCTTAGAAGCTGCTAGAAGGCACGGAAAGAACGTTATCTCAGGACATACCCATAGGGCAGGGCGTAGCGCCTTCACAGAAGCCTCTGGAGGGCGTTTAGGGCGTGTTTTGCATGGTGTTGAGGTTGGTAATCTGATGGACTTTAAGCAGGCTTCATACACCAAGGGTACGGCTAATTGGCAACAAGCGTTCGCCATCATGTACGTCCAGAATTCAACCGTTCAGGTGGATATTATTAACATCGAAAAGAACGGGACTTTCATAGTTCAGGGCAAGGTCTATGGACGACCTAGACGTTGACATTCGGCGCACAATAGACGATCAAGTAGACGCGACGGAATTGTTACCATTTCGTTATCAAAATCTAATCGAGGTTGAGCTTCCCCTAGGGTAGTTTGCTCCTAGTGCCGAAGTACGGCGCGAAGGGAGCAATATGACAGTTCTACAGTTGATCCTGCTAGGTACTCATTTTCTAGTGGGAGTTATCTTTTATACCGACGGCAAGCGAACAGGCTATCTTGAGGGACGTAAGGCAGTTCGCAAGCATTATGAGAAGCTCGAGCAACAATTCAAGGTTAGCCGATGAACGCCCGTGACTACCTCAACGAAGCGAGAGCTACTATCCAAGACCGAGGAGTTGATTACGGTCACCCTAGCGACAATATGTCACGAACAGCCTCACTCTGGAGTGCATACCTCGAACTGCCGATTGACCCACATCAGGTGGCAATGTGCATGGCATTGGTCAAAATCGCAAGAAGCATGGAAACTCACAAAACAGACACTTTCGTCGACCTCGTCGCATATACGGCGCTCTCGGCTCAACTAGCGACGGAGGAGAATGACCTTTATGTTTAATTTACAAGATTACGAAACAGTTGAAGAACGCCTGATTAAGTTTTGGAAGGATCACCCAGATGGACAGATTCACACGAAACTATTGGAGAGCCAGTCTGCTCGTTTTATTGTCGAAGCTTCTATATATCGAACTGAAGCTGACCTACGTCCTTGGACAACGGGGCTTGCTGAAGAGACCGTCCAAGGTCGAGGTGTTAATGCAACGAGCGCCTTGGAGAATTGTGAGACTTCTGCTATTGGACGCGCTCTTGCTAATGCAGGTTACGCGACTAAAGGCAAAAGAGCTTCTCGCGAGGAGATGGGTAAAGTCGTGAAAGCAAATGAAGTAAAGGCTAGCATCGATGAAGTCAAGGCAAAGATGGCAGATACATCAAAGGAATATGTCCCAGTAGCAAAGGCAGATGATCCATGGACACAATGGGAAGCAGCACCAGTTCAGACACTAGAGCAAGCAGTCGAGACGGTGAAGGATGTCCTTGGTGGCACTCCAGCAGACGAGAGCTGTATCCATGGTGCGCGTGTATGGAAAACAGGAACTTCTAAGGCTGGCAAGCCTTGGGGACATTGGAAGTGCATGGCTCAGATTCTTGGCGATGCAGAACGATGTGATCCTATTTGGTACGAGATAAGTGCAGATGGCACTTGGAAACCACAGGTGAAACGTGGGTAAGTTATATTTTCAGAATCAAGATAACGAATGGGAAGAATTTCCAGATGAAGAAGCGATGGCTCATATTCGAGCTTCTGCTCAGATTCTTCAGGACATGGGTTGGGCGATTATGTGCGATAGTTGCAACGAACACCCAACCATTGCACAGATTAAAGAGCGTTACATGAAACAGGCTTGGACTTGCAAGTGTGGCACAGTAAATTCTGCTGGGAAGGCATAACCTAATCGATGCCTAGTCAAAGCAGGAAACACCGAGGCTTTCGTACCGAGCGAGTGGTCGCAACCTATCTTTCGCAATGGTGGAGAAGCGCAAGCATCGGTAGAGGCTCTGGGAAAGACATTCATAATGTCCCGTTCGACATAGAAGTCAAGGCTAGAAGCGATTTCCAACCTCTAGCATGGTTGAAACAAGTTGAGAAGAGAGCAGCAGTTCCCGATGAATTGCCTATCGTGGTGTGTCGCATGAATTCCCAAGGTGAGGATGCTGAAAAGTACCTGGCGTTTATGCGGTTTCAAGACTTGGTTCAACTATTGCTCAAAGCAGGTTACGGCGATATGCAGAAAGATTCGGTAGAATTAGAACCTGAGAGATGCACTAAATGTGGATCGTGGAAGTTAAAGGACGTGCCATGCACGACGTGTTCTAATGCCAATCTATGAATTTGAATGTACCAACGAGGACTGCGAGGCTAACTTGCGGTACGAGAAGGAGTTATCAATCCATGAACCACACGATCCAAAATGCCAGTTTTGTCATAGCTCGATGCAAAAGATTTACTCAGTCCCTAATATCCAATTCAAAGGTTCTGGGTTTTACTCAACCGATAATTAGAGCGACACGCTCAACGCAAGGTGCAGAAAATAATGGCTCTGACCTGCGGTTTTACCAACAAAGTCCGGGAACATGGTTGACGCGTACGGTACTCTCTGGGCTAGAGCCCTTAAGGGGCTCAGAGCGAGCCGCTTCGCGGATAGCTCGCTCGGTAGCGCTCGCTATTGGGATATCTCTATGCTTACCTATGGGTCACGCAGATGGAGGCTCAATAGATGCCATTGAACCAAAGCAATTCATTAGACTTTCAATGGATAAGAAAGAAGCTATATGTCTCATAAGACTCTATGGAAAAGAGTCAGCATTTAATCCTTATGCAATAGGTAACTTGAATGGTAAGTACCATACTTACGGAATACCTCAGATAAAGAACCCAATCATCTATGATAAGAGTCCTATTGAGCAGATTAAGTACGGCATTAAATACATAGATCATAGATACCAAGGCAATGCGTGTAACGCATGGAGCCATTGGTTAAGGAAAGGTTGGCACTAATGAGATGCTTCTTCTTCGGTCATGACCTGACCTATTGGAACCATGAGTCAATCCATTACGCCCTATGCAATCGATGCAGCAAGAGCTTCTATGTCAAGTCTTAAACAGTCAGGGTCTACCTCCAAGTGGAGACGCATTAGAGAACAGATCATAAGAAGAGATGGATGTTGCCAGCAATGCGGAGCAGAAGAGAAGCTAAGCGTTGACCACATCGTCCCAAGGAGTCTTGGGGGCGACGATAATCCGTCGAACCTACAAGTCCTGTGTTCTAGTTGCAATAGTGCTAAGGGGGGTAGGTTTTTTGAGAGGCACAGAACAC